TAGTGGCATCTTCTGTACTTTCTTTTTATAGATCACCTGGAAGAACTTATAACGGTAATATTTATGCTGAGCAGACTCCTGTTGTAGGTGTTACTCCTTTTGCATTTCCTGTTTATACTGAAATTAGCGGTGTTTTTAATAGAACAATAACAAATAACATAGCAAATCAATTTGGTGCTGATGTACAAGCTGATGGTGGTTTATTTGAATCATTTAATTGTTTATTAGCTAACTTAAATAATATTATAAATATAGGTGCTAATTTCTTAATGACTGAAGCTACTTTTGATTATTTTAACAACAAAACAAATGCAAAACTTGAAGAAGATTTAACAAACAATATTGAATACTTTACACTTGGTCTTGCTCCTTTTCAATTTAGTCAATCTACATTATTTGGACAACCAGGTAGTAGCACAAGTAATTCGCAAACAGAAATAATACCCCCTGCGTAATGAATGAATTAAAAGAAATTAACGATCAACTTAAGACTTTGTCTATAAATGTAGAAATGATTAGCCAGGCTATCACCGGATCAAAGCTAAATAGAAACGGAATCCTTCAAAGATTAGAATTAATTGAAGAGACTTTAGAAGATACCGAAAAAAGTGTTCAAGAGGTCCGAGATTATAACACCGGTATTAATTGGGCAGTAAGAATTGGTGCTTTTATATTAACGATAACAGGTATAACTTTTATAAAGGATTACTTATGGCACAAATAAGCGAAGATGGTTTAAAGCTATTAATTGAGTTTGAAGGCTTAAAGTTAGATGCTTACCAGTGTAGTGCAGGAGTTTGGACTATTGGAATTGGTTCTACTAAATACGATAATGGGAACCCAGTAAAGAAAGGCGATAAGATAACCGAAATAGAGGCTTATAAGCTATTCTTAGACATTTCCGACACTTACAGTGCTTGTATTAAAAGATATGTTATTAGACCGCTTAAACAGAACGAATTTGATGCTTTATTTTGCCTTTGTTATAATATTGGATGCGGAGCGTTTGCAAAGTCTTCTTTAGTAAAGTTTATTAACGGTGGTCAAACTATTGAGAAGATTAAGGTAGGCTTTATGATGTGGATTAAAGCTGGCGGAGTAGTTAGTAAAGGATTAATGAGAAGAAGATTAAGGGAGTTCAATTTATATGCGAAAATTAAATAATACACTTTCTACGGTATTTGGAGCGATTGTAGCGATAGCGAATGCTTGGGTAACTATTGACTGGGATAATTTTATTTGGTCTTTAAATACTTGTTTTAAGCTATTTCTTTCGGCTTTAATAGCTTTGGGTGGTTATATGACAACGATAAATCGTAAGCCTTTGAATAAAAGATAATTGCATTTGCTAAAATAATTAGTAATTTCGAGAAAAAAAAACTATGCACAGACCAAGACTAACCGAAACTGAATACAACCAATATCAGTTAAAGAAATTAACCGACAAAAGAACTTATAAGTTATTTGTATTTTCCGACCCTCACGGATGGTTGGCTGACCTAAAATGTTTAAGGGTAATCAACAACATTCTACAACATAATAAGTTTGATGAAGTCTGTATTAACGGAGATATAGTAGACTTACCTTTTGTTTCCAAGCATACTAATAAACTTTTTATGGAAGGTATTCTTAATGGATATAATGAAGTAGAGGAATTTAGATACACCGAAGAACAAATACTTAAGCCTTTAAGACTTTCAACGGATGCAAAGATTACTATTAGGACCGGCAATCACGATGAGCGAGTAACAAAGCCTTTTTTATTATCTAAAGGGCAATTAGCAAGATTAGCCATACTTTATAAACACTTTGAAAGTACAAAGTTTGAAGAGATGCTGCACCTGGCGGAAAACGATATGGTTTACGACCCTACGGATGTGTTTAATTACTTTGATATTTTTGATATTACTCACGGATTGTCTTTGACAAAGAACGCCAGCGAAAAAAATATAATTGAGTATTGGGGTAGTGGTTGCACAGGACACAGTCATAGGCTTGGAATGCGATACATTAGAAATAGGCATAATATTAACGCTTGGTTTGAAGTAGGATGCACAAGGTTAATGGAAGCAGTTGAGTATTTACCAACAGGTAAGATTGCTGATTGGTGTCAAGGCTTCCTGGAAGTTACTTTTAAGATTGATGGTGATAAGGTTTTGTTCTTTGCACAACCTCACGCTATTATTGATTACAAATGTGTTTATAACGGTGTACTTTATGGAGAATAAAGAAGAAGAAGTTTTCGATATGACTGACGGAGAAATATTAGAAGAACTTAAATTCTTTGTCTATTTTCTTTTTGAATTAGAAGAGAAATCACTACTTTTATTCCCAAGTTATAAGACCTTAACACAGGCAAGGTTAATTAAAATGATTGACACCAGGTTAGATTTTTTAGATTATGAACAAGACGAAGAGTGATATATTAATTGAAAGACTAAAAGAATTATACAAAGAAATAGAAATAGTAAGAAGAGAACTAATAACCGAAACAAATAAAGAAAAACTAAAAGAGAAACAAAATGAAAAGTATCGAAGAAATTAACCATTTAGAGAATTGCGAGTGTACAGAAGTTTGTACTAATTGCAGCGTAAAACATCAATTTAAACCTGTTGAATTAACTGGGAATCAAATTGCTGATATTATTACAAAGCCTAAATATTACAAAGTAGAAATTAAAGGAGTTCCTATTGATGTAATAGACATTGCAAACGCTTACAATTTATCTTTTATGAAAGGTAATGCTATTAAGTATATTTTAAGAGCAGGTAAGAAGGATTTATTGGTACAGGACTTAAAGAAAGCTATTGAATGCCTACAAAGAGATATTGACTTTGAAAGCGGTAAGTAGGAATATTACTTTATTTTGGTTAAATTTGCGAAAGGAACTTAATGTTAGTTTAGATTATGGCAAAGAAATCAAAAGAAATAAGCGAAGACTTAGAAATAGAAGTAATACAAGAAATAGAGCAGGTAAACCCTTTGACTATTTCCGAGTGTTGTAAGGCTGAATACATATCTTCAGGTACTAAAGTATATTGCTCTAAATGCAAGGCAGACTGCCGTTTAGAGAGACAAAAGAAACTAATTAAACTATGGAGTCCAAAAGCATAATTGTTTTAATGGTAGTAATTTTACTATCTTCTTCTTGTAAGTCTAAAAAGCTGGTTGAAACTACAAAAGTTGATTCGGTTGTAACTATTGTTCAAAAGGTAGAATTAGCTACGGATTCAAGTGATATAGAAACTACCGAAGAAATAGCATATGTTTTTGACACATTAGTAAACCATCAGGTTACACCTTTAGAAGCTATTAGAGGCGATTACAAGTACAAACTCAAGGCAATCCATATAAAGAGACACATTAAGGAGCGTAAACGCTTACAGAGCCTTAAAATCGATAAGAAAGAAAACAAGGCTATAAAGGTAGATAAAACCACTATTCAAGAAGAGAAACCTAAAGGAAATAACACCTTACTCTATTTATTGGGTATAGGTGTTGTAGTTTACCTTATCCTAAAAAAACTTTAAAAATAATTTCTTTGATTATCAGCGAGTTATGATTTATTTATGGCTTTTTGTAAAATAATGCTTGTATATTAAATCTTAATTAAGATATTTGAATATCGTTTAAACCCAACGATACCAAAATTATGAAAACTTTAACAACAAAAACAAGAGAAGAATTAAGGTATGACATTGCAATGAATAATACATTGCATACAGCGGTACAATCTATTGAAAGATTAAAAGAATTTCATTTTTCTATTTACAATAAATATTTTTCAGATAAAGCTGAAGGTTATATTTATAATAAAATGAATTACAATGGTACTGTTAATTGGAGATGGTTTGCTGATGGTAAAGAAGCATTTGATTATATGAATGGTAAAACAATATCTCAAATAAAATTAAATAGATAACTAAAACCAAAAGGGGTGCAGCATCCTACACTGCATAAAAATTATGATATTAAAATGTAATGTATGTCACGAAAGTCCAATAGTTACTATTGACCAAGAGCCAAGACATAGCGATGATTTAATTTGTTGTCCTAATTGCAATAAACAACTTGCTTATGCTACTGAAAAAAAATATAGTAGTAAATTAAGATGGAATGCAATAAATTTCGAATTTGATGAAATGTTTGGTGGAAATCCAGTTACAATTATTAATGAATTTTATATATAAAACTATGTTAAACTTCCAACAAGAACCATCATTTGAGCAAGGCTTAAAAGATGCAATAAACAAGCTAACTAATCAGTTACCAAGTGTACAAAAAGACCCTTACCAGTCAAGACAAGTGTACGCAAGAATTCAAGTATTTAAACGAGCCTTAGAACTATTAAATGATTTACCAAAAACAACAAGCACTACAAATTAAGTCGCTGGGCATAGGGGAGACTATGCAAGTAGATAAACGAGAAGGCAACCGAATCAGGTCGTTACTATCGTATTACAAAACTTATAACGGGAAACTATATTCCTGCAAAGAATTAACCAAAAATTGTTTAACCATAACCCGAAAAAAATGAAGAAGTTAAAAAATCCAATTATCCAAGATATTAACATTGTAGAAGTAGATTATCAAGATACCTATTACACAGAGTATACCGATGGTTTTATTATTTACCACCATAGGTTTAAACAAGCTGACCTACGCTTTTGGGTATTAGAAAACTACGACATATCAAGAGGTCAAGTTAAGATAGAATTAGACCCTACTTCTATTGAGCAGGCAGAGAATCCTATCTATTTTACACAGGATGTAGAAGAGTTTATCAACGAGAATTACGAAGAATTGATTTTAGCTATTTTAAAGCAACCAGTATTGGCTTGTCAATCTACTTTAGGTAATGCAATTTATAACATTTGTAGACCACGATAATATGATAGACTTAAGTAGAAAATATACCACAAAAGATGGTAACATAGTAAAGCTATTTGAAATACATAAAGATAAAATAATTGGAATGGTAATATTTGAAGTAACATCTCCATATCCAACTTTATGGGAGTTAAATGGTAAACATATTTCAGATTGGAAACAATTTGATTTAGTAGAAGTATTTGACCCTAAAAGCATTTGGATAAATGTTTATGAAGATTATAGTGGAATAGTAGTTAGTAAAGAATATTCTACTAAAAAAGAAGCGTTACAAAATACTGAAGAATTTTATGGTTACATTAAAACAGTAGAAATAAATAACGCAAGATGAGCATTATAACTGTACATAAATTTATAGCAAATCCACCGAAGGAAAGTAAGTTGGATAAGTTAAAAAGGCTTTATAGACAAACATTAGAAGATGGTAATTACTGCAAATCAGTCCAGGCAATGTATCTTATTAATAAAGTTAAAGAAGCTGAAATACAAAGGGTTACAAATGATTATGAGCATCATATTTCAAAGCAAATAATTAAAAATAATTACCTTAATTTAATAAAATAAA